GGAAAGGAAAAGAATACAAAACAATCCTTACAGGAGCAACATATACGGCAAAAGCTCTACAGGAATTGCTGTGCGGGGCGGTATCACCAGAGCGCCTCTCATCAACGAGATACAGTAAAGCAACACAGGTCTATAGAGAACTAAGAAAAACTCTGACACAACAGCAATCAGAGTTTTCAAAAGCACTCGAAGGTTTAAAAAATGCAATGGATGAAAAACAAGGGCTTTATCCGGTAACAGAGAAGCAGGAAGACGGGAGCAATATTTTATATTTTTGCGATAAACCTACAAGGAAAGAATCTAAAGTAGTGATTGAATTAAATGCGAAAGGCTGGGGAATGTCAACAGATGGCGGAAAAACCTGGAACGCTGGAACGCTGGTGGATGGAACTACGATAACTAAGATATTGAATACAATAGGCGTTAATGCAGATTGGATTAATACGGGCGCTCTGACGGTTAAGGATGATGAGGAAAATATAATATTTCAGGTTGACATCAATACTAAAACAGTGACCGTTTCAGGAAATATTTTCTTAGGAAATAAAGATAATAAAAAAGGCTTCTTAAAAATACTTGATAAAAATGGAAACGTAAAAACTATTCTTGACAAAGATGGTATTGTACATTTTGATTCTGAAAATAAAAGTGCACCTTACCATTATCGTTCAGAACATTGTGAATTGAGAATTCGATATAAAGACTTTGAGGGTGGTGGGCAAGAAGTATGTACTGCATCTGTAGAATTTATGCTTGCAGAAACTTCGCTATCGGAAGAATTTTTAAAATATTGGATGACCTATGGTTCAGATGCAATCAAAATAACAGCAAGTATCAAAAAAATAGTGAGCCCGGGAAGTCCAAACGTAAACGGAATATACGCCTTGGGTACGTTTGGAATTGGAGACATTGATTTGTATTTTGATGATGTAAAGACTCCATGCATGAAAGTAAATATTGAGTGTTCATACATTAATTATGGTTTCAATAATATATCTCCGCGCTACATTGCGCCAAATTACGTCTATCTTAACGTGGACATTGTATATTAAGAGGTGAAATATGGAAACGATAACAGCACTTTTTGAAGAAAGCAATTATTGCAAGGCCTCAGGCCTCTGGCAATATGATTACGGACAAACACTTTCAATAGAAGGATTAAGCCTTCCTAAAATAGTAGAAGTTCACTTTTCCTTAGATGATAAAAGCGGAGACTCGATAACAAGAATAGGACTAACTGAAAACGGCATCACGACAGTACATATTCCAGACACACTGTTAGAAAATGATGATACCGCGTCAAATTACAATATATATGCATTTATATACATCGCAGATTCCATAGAAGGTAACACGGAATACCGTATCACTATGCCGGTAAAGGCGCGCCCTAAACCAAATGTTTCAGAAAGTTCAGAAGACCCAGGAATGTTCCATGAAGTCATTGGAGCGGTTAATAAAGTAGCAAGCGAAACAGAACAGGCGAAGAAAGAAGCGGAATCCTGGGCGCATGGCCACGCGGACTATCCTGATCGAGATACCGACAACGCTGCATATTATGCTTCAGAAGCAAAAAACGCAGCAAAAGAAGTACCAGGGCGGGTTAAAGAGGGCAAACAGCAGATTGATGACTATGTGAGGGAAAAAGAGACACAACTGAAAGGTGAGACAGGAAATGTATATTTCGCAGCGTTTAAGGTTGTAAATGGGAGGCTGATTATGTGTTCAGACCCAAATGTGGATAAGGTTTGCTTTCACAGAGAAGGTAGCCGATTAAAATACAGATTAGCCTTGTGAAAAAGGAGTGAGAAAAGATGTCAAGTACGGAAAACAACTATGTTAATACCGATTTGGGAAATGTCGCCTTAAATTCATGCGGAGAATATAATGCAGATTCTTCGTATGAATATCTTGATACGGTAAATTATGAGGGTGGGTCATATTTTTGTAAAGTAGAATTCCCTAAAAAAATTTCCGGAATCACACCAAAAGCGGGAGTAAGTACAGAATTTTGGCAACTATTAACCATACCGGGAGACGCAACTTCAGAATATATTAAATTGCATGATGAAGTGGTTAATAAAGCGAAACAGGTTGAAACGTCCAGGGCAGCTGTAGAGCTGTCTCAGCAGGAAATCGAAGCGGCACAGGCAGATGTGAGTCAGATGCGGCAGGATACGCAAGAAGTAGCAGAAGAAGCAGCATCTAGCCGGGATAGTGCGGCGGGCTATGCTCAGTCGGCCGAAACAAGCAGAACGGCGGCTAAGGAGTCTGAGGATAATATTAATGCACAAGTGACAGAATTTGACACACATGTTGCAGAGAAAACGTCTGCGGCAGAAACAGCGATTACAGAAGCAAGGCGGGCGGCAGTTAATGCCGTATCTACAAAACAGGATGACGCCACGCAGGCTGTGACAGATGAAGGCGATGAGCAGATAAAAAATGTAGAGGACGCCGGAACAGAGCAGGTTGGCAAGGTCGAAAGTGCAAGGGCAAGTGCAGTGAGTGCGGCAGGTGCCGCTGGAGTGTCAGCGGTTAATGCAGTCAAAGCACAGCAAACTGCATCCATTAAAGCGGTCGCGGACGAGGGAACGCAACAGGTATCTGCAATAAAAGAAGCTGGTGAAAATGCTTTTCAAAACATCAGTAATGGTGTAGATAAGGGTTTATCAGAAGAAGGTAAAGCTGCAGATGCAAAGGCGACAGGAGAGGCGATAAGTAAGCTAACGGAAGATTTATCAAACAAAATTACAAAGTTCTATGCATCAAATCAGGGCGAAACCCATCTTGCCGATTCTGATAATGGCAAAATCATGGATATGATGCTATATGGCAAGTCAGAGCAGTTTACTACTATTGGAAAAAACCTCCTTAAAATTAAAGACGGTACACAAACACTACGAGGAGTAACTGTTACTGCGAATGATGGAGTAGTTGCATTGAAAGGAACCGCAGTAGAATCGGGATGGGCAATACTTGCCATTGATTCTTTTGTGTTAGATGGGACGTACATCCTTAGCTCTAATATTAGCAGTAATGTTAGCAGTAATGTTAGAGTAATAGTAGTGAACAAATCATTCAAATCTATTCTGAAAGAGGGCGAATCAGCTAATTTAGAAAATGCAGAGGCATCCAAAGTGTGTTTTACTGTTACAGAGGGCGAAACCTATGACATTTCTAATATTCTGATTCAGATAGAAAAAGGCTCTGTTGCCACTTCCTACGAACCTTACACCGGTGGTATTCCAAGCCCGAACCCGTCATATCCACAGGAGATTAAAAGTGTTGTAAATCCGATTGTAAAATTGTCAAACGAAGATGGAACACAATCTGAGACTGTCACTCTTCCATACACGTTAAACGCAATTCCAGTCTCAAGTGGTGGTAACGTTACAATCGACGGTCAACAGTATATTGCGGATTATGTAGATGTGGAGCGCGGGAAGCTGGTGAAGAGAGTGTATGAATATGTTTTTTCTGGTAAAAGCCGTTGGAATGCTGCTGCAGATGGTGCACAGTATCTGGCATGGCGTGTAGGTGATAACCCCGGCATTATAGATAGCACATATGACAAAAAATGTCTATGTTCTTGCCTGATTGCAAACATTCTGAGTGCAACGAGAAAAGGTGAAAATTACATATCGACTCAATCCCTTGATGATGCGTGTAGAGTCTGGGTTTCTGCTAATGTTGCAACAAGTAAATTAACAGGAGAAAAAGTATTTTTAGCGTTAATAGTTCCAGAAGAAATCTCCCTTACTCAGGAAGAAATTCGGGCATTCAAAGAATTAGCCGCCTACTACCCCGTGACCAATGTCAATGTCGCATCAGAGCAATTGAATGGATACACAGTATTTAACTATCCTGTTTCAATGAAAAATGGATGGAACTATGTAAAGCAGCAGTTAAATGACAACCGAGATTATATCTATGATATGGATTTGCAATCCACAGAAGCCTATGTCAACAGCGAATATGCAGTAGCATTAACAGAATTGGAGGTATGATTATGTTATATAGAACATTATTAAAACTTAAAGAAAGAAATGGACTTACAGATGATTTAAAAAATAAGATTGATGTGTTTTTTGCAGTTGGGAGAATCACGGAGGAACAGTACAATGAGCTGATGGATGTTAATAAGGAAGAAGAATCGAAAGCAGAAACTAACTAATTAACTAAAGAAAGCTTAAGATCACTTATATATAAGTGATCTTAAATTACAGAAATATAAACTGCAAAAACCTGTAGAAGGAACTATATATGCAGAAGTATTAAATTTCATAGATGCATTAGGCATGTCGTTTCTTACGGTATTATTTGCTATCGAGGTGCATTATTTTATTCTAGAGATGAGAACATTGAGATTAGAGACTTATGGATTAAGGACACATATATTGTAAAAAAGGGTAGATAAATCTGAAGGTTTTATGTATCGGTTGTCATACTCAAGACTTTCACCAGAATTAAGAGATATGCTACTTTGCTGCTCTAATTCCTGAAACCGAGGGTTTTGCTTGACATAGTCATATGCTTGTGTATCAGAATAGTACTCTCCGTATGGAATTTCAATTAAACCTAAACGCAATAAATTATCTATAGACGCTGCACATTGCTTGATAGAGAAATCGCTTATCCAAGAGCAGTGAGATTGAATAAGTAAAGAACCACCTCCTGGAAGCTCCTTTTCCAAATCGATAATAGGTCGGAGTTGAGAAGACATTATTATCTGAAATATATGGGCATCTATTGGCGACATTTGCTTGATTATTTCAACAAATGAAGGGTGAACAGTATCTTTTGTATCACTGATCATAGATTTTGCAAGGAGATTAGCATATAGATTACGTAATTCATCACTATTCATAGCATAGGAAATAGCTTGTATTGCGGGAATTGCAACGTATGGTTCTGGCTCAACGATTTTATCAGGGTCGACTTTATTGAGTTTTTCAGTAAGTAATTTTTTTGTTTCATCAACGCTGTATTCTCTATTTAGGATCCATTTGTCGAGTCCAGAAAAAGCCGCATTAATAGCCCGTGGTATTCGAGCAAGCATTTTACCTGTTTCTTGTGCAGAAGGTTGGAGTGTATCGTGGTATAATTCAGGAACTGTTTTGAGTGCTTTCCCAAGTTCATTTTTCATAAAAATTTGTCCTTTCAAAATATTTTTGATTACATTATACAAAAAAATAAAATAATATCAATAGATAAAAGGTGGTAGACAGTATGTTTAAAGCGATAATGTGTTTTTCAGTAAGAGAAAAAGTGAAAGTATTAGGAGGAGGGAGTACCTTAGATATATTGA